ACGTGAGAGACCTCGGTAACCGGATTGACAACAGCGACGCTAAGCCGAGGTTTCGCAGAGGAAACACTCGCGCCGGTCGTATTGCCAAGTACCGTGATTCCCATCAGAAGTCCCCGCGCACTTTGAACTTAAGGACGTCATACACGGTTTGCACCGTGCTGTCCGGGAACGTGATCTCGATCTCGCCTTCGTAATCCCCAGGGTCGCCCTGCAACATCGTGGGGGCCGAAGCGGGGTAAAACACGACTTGCCCATTGGGGCCGTCTGTCACGACCCCGGTAACGGTAGCCTGCAACGTCGTTGCGCCCAAGGCGCGGAACTTCAGCAGCACCGTGGCCCCCGTCAAACCGATGGGAGCCCCTGATGTATCGTCCGTGATCGTGCACACCAGCGCCGGGCGAGTGTCATCTTTGACTAGTTTAATCTTGTCGCTCATGCCCACCTCTGAGTTTCAACGCGGTTGGAAGCGCGGACGTTGCCACGGTTAACGCGACGACGCACATCAGCGCACACATCATTAAACCGCTTCAAGTACAACTGCGCAGCCTTGGGGTCGTAGTATGGTTGATTGGGCGTATCAAGCAATCGGGCGCGAGCGCCAAACGCGATGAACTCCAGGAATCGTTCGTAGATGTCCTCACGCACTTCCGTTGACGTCCGCTTGGGCGCAAGCGCCACTTTGATCCGCAGGTTGTTGGCGATTGTCTTTTCGGGAATGGGGACGAGGCGTAGCTCGTCCGGCGTAGGCCGATAGTAGTAGTACGGATTCCCTACCAACGTAGTCCAGTTGGTGACGCGATAGATTTTGGTCAGTTCTTCGATCGACTTCGGAATCAGGAACTGGTCAGCGTTCCACGCCTCGATCACATCGACAACCTTGTACGTGCCGTCGGGATCCAGATCATAGCTGCCGACGCCCTGGATAACGGGCATGGGATCGAGATCAACTTGCAGATACAAAGTTTCTTCGCAGAACTCAATGCACGCATTGCGGATCGCCTGGATGGCGACAATTTCAGGCACGTCCCGAACGTACGGGACGACTTCGACCAGGAACTTCTCGTATGCGACTTCGCTCATGAATCAGACCCTCCCATCGAGGGATTGCGTGGAAGCATTGCTTGTTCTGGCGTGGACTTGACCTCGGAGGTCTCTTTGCCTTGGATCGCCGCGATGAACGTGGCTGCGTACCCCTGAGCCAGCTGCAACCCGGGCGCATACTCGGCGTCCTTGCTGCAGGCACGGTACAACATGTAGTCCACCAGGGCACCCTGATAGACGTCAAAAATGGGAATGGCCTGCGATTCCGAGGTCAGATCGACTGGCTGCATGGAGTAGTTGATCTCCACATACCCCGTGCCAGTGCTGGGCGGATAGACAAAAAAGTGTGTCTGGTCTGCCAGATCGTAGATGAAGTTTTTTGTCACAGCCGCGGCTGTGTCGGTATGCCAATCAGGGTTGAACGCATTCAACAATTCACGCGAGATGATGCGAATCGCACGGCCGGGGACGTCCCCCGTTGTGCCCATATTCCGCACCACGTTCAGCAAGAGCCAACCATTCGCAGGAATGTTCTGGCGCGTGCCCGCATCGAGCTTGATGGATGCGACCGTGTTGGTCGCATTGGGTTGCATGAGGACGATTTGCCGCATGCCATCATTCAGCCACTTCAATAACTCGGCCCGCGTCCAGCGGACGTTGGTCAAGTCGACGAGCTGAGTGGTGGCTTTGTCAAGCAAAGCACCGGCAGTTACCGTACCCATGCGTCACCTCACGGAGTCACTGCAAGCGCAGCAACGATTGCCGGAACTTGCGTGCCCGCCCAAGCACCTTGTGTAACCAAGTTAGCTTGTGTAGCAGTGCCAGCGTCTAGGGTCGTAATTGCCAGAGCTTCAACATAGCTGAAACCTGCGGCTACAAGACCGTCGATGTTGGCAGTGGTGTCTTCAAGGACTACTTGTTGCGCTTGGGGCAACGACAGTCCACTTGCGATCAGATCGTCAAGAACAGCCATGGAACTCTCCTAAGTTGAATCAACCAGAGGGGGCCGAAGCCCCCTCTCCTATCGGACCAACGATCAGTTGGCGGCGACCAGCAGAGCCAGACCGTTTGCTTGCACCACAGAGGTACCGTAGACGTTCAGGCCACGAACCAGCGTGCCGAAGTCGTTGGGGTTCTGCAGGCTCTCGACCTTAGCGATCTGAGAAGCGAACGTGATGGCCGACTTGTGACCAGCCATGACAGCGTGACGCTTCAGGGTGCCAGCAGAGGTGGCATCGGTACCGGTGTTGGGGTTCATCCAGGTCTTGCCAGCAGCGCCACGCGGAACCAGGTTGGACACATACACGGTGAAGCGGTCGATCATGCCGATCTTGCCGTTGCGCAGAACGCTAGAAGCGTCACCCATGAACTGGGCTTGAGCCAGGTTCGACTGCATCAGGATCTGACGCTCGGTGGGGGTGATGATCAACCAGCGATCGGTCTCGGGCACGTTGGCTTCGTCCAGCACGCTCGACAGGGCGGTGATGCTCTGCAGGATGTTGGAAGCGGTCAACGTCACGGGAGCGGCGTCGGTACCCAGGTTGTAGCCACCGGAGATGGCACCAGCGGTAGAACCCTGGTTGGCGGCAGCGCCCTGGTTGAAGTTCGTGTACAACACGTCCTGATCAATCTTGATCTTCATCTGCATGGCAGCGTCGTTGGTGAACATGTCCATCAACTTGGGCTTGGCTTGCAGCTCGAGAACGTTGTTCACGTTCACGCCGAAGTACTTGCCTTTGTTGATAACCAGTTGCAGCGTGGACGGAGCCGGCACTTCATAAGCCAGGTTCTGACCGATGGAGTAGCTGTTGATGGTGATCGAGGGGATCGTGTTGATGATCACGGTGTCGCCCATGCCGGTGATGTCACCTTGCCAGTCGGTGTTGGCGATCTCGCCGAACACGGTGGCGGCATAGAACTTCTGGGCCAGCTTGCCGGACCAGAGGGCGGGGATGAAGGTACCGGAGTAAGCGGTACCAGAATAGGCAACCTGGCCGCCGGGGGTGTTGAAACCACCGGAGTTAATGGGATAGGCTGCTGCTGCGGTTACGGTAGACATGGTCTATTTCCTTTTCAAAAAACGTTTGAACGAAATGCAACCATGTCTGGGGAGTTAACGAACTCGGCCTTCAGCAATGGCTGCATGGATTTCCTTTTCCATACGCACCGCCTCGGTTTCATCCAGGTACCCTCGACGCCATTCTTCGTAGAACTGTGTGATCTCCCCTTGCGAGTAGATCTTCGATTCATTCGGATTGGCGGCCGGTGCCGGTGTCGAACGCGAGCGGGTCGGCGCAACTTGACGCTGTAGCTCTTGGTTGGCTCGCTGTTGCTGAGTTTGGGGGAGCGTGGCCTTGTACTGCTTGAAGATGTTGGCCGTACGGACGGCATCGAGCCCTTCGTACGCATTCGACAATGCAGCCTGGCGGGGCAGCCCGTAGACGGGATCAACCTCAGCCAGCCATGCCAGGAAACCAGAATCTACATTCAAGGCTTCCCAGTCTGGAACCTGCTGTGCGAGGCGTTCGACGAAGCGCTCTTTCGAGTTCCCCGCGACGGTCTCATCAACACGTCCCATCTTGCCCTTCAGCTCAGCAATTTCTGCTTGCAACTGCGCTTCACGTCCCCGGAACTCGGAGACCTTGGCCTCAGTCGCCCGCTCGATCAAGTCGATCAAGTCGGAACCAAATGCTTCTTTGTCTTGTTCAGTGATAAGAGTCTTGGCCGGAGTCGGCTCCGACGGGGTCTGCGCACGGGCAATAGCGTTCTCGGCGATAAGTTGTTGCACTTGCGTGTTCAACTCGCGCACTTGAGCGTGCATGCGGGGCACTTCGGCGTCGTACATTCCCTTCAGCGTCAGGTACTTGGCTTGCCAAGTTTCTTCCGAGGGCTGCGGCTTCGGTTGTGGCTCTTGCGAGACGACAGGCTCTGGGGCAGGTTCAGGTGCCGGCTGGGGTTCAGGATCCAGGTGAGTCTCCCCGGGTGGGGTCTCGCCATTCATCTGCGCCACCATGGCGTCAGCTTGTTCAACTTGTTTCTGAATTGCCTTGGGCAATGACATCTCTATCTCCTTCGCTCCGACTACGCTTCAGGACTCCGGCTTTACGGTCAGTCCTTGTTCGCTTACGGTCTGCTACTTGGTAAAAAA